TGCCAGTTTGATCTTCAACGGTCTTCGGGTTGAAGAAGTTGTCACCGCCCTCGGGGTAGGCTTCGAACAGCTTCCCTAACGCGATGCTTTCGGCTGCTCGTTTGCTTGCAGCCTCCAGCGCGATAACCAGCGCCACAGCGCCGTTTGTCAGAGCCTTTTTCTTTGGCTCAAAAAGTGAAATGTAGATAGGCATTATTGGTCTTTCCTCTGTAAAAATCGGCGCTGGTCAGGCACCGGGGTGGGTTAAAACTTCTCGCGTGTTACGGCCTTCACGTTGTCGCAATACCAGCTGTACAGCTCATTCTGGCGAGGGCGCAGAGTGTCAGGCGTCGCCATCATTACGGCCATCAGCAGGCGGTCGCGGGTGTCTGCGGCAGTGCCGTCGATATGGGTGAACACCTCGATCGCCTCGTCGGAATAACCGTGTGTCGCAGCAGCTTCGAACTGGTCACGCTGTTCGGCTGCGTCATGGCGTTGCCACAGCGCCAGCTCAGCGCTCAGGTTGTGAGTTTCGATATCCATGACCGCGCCCTCAGAATGGGATTTCGTGGGCGTCGATAGGGCAGTGCTCAATGCATAGCAACTGCTGTACCTGATCATCGATCTCGGCGATACGCTTATAGGCCGCGTCAGTCAGTCGGACTTTTTCCAACTGCAGCGTTTCAACCTGTTTGCCGATGATGTCGATCGGTTCTGGCTGGTTAACATCGATATGGATTTGGCGAGTTTCCAGCAACACGTACCCACGGAAAGAGGACATATCAGCGGTGGTGACCGTAATGCCTTCACCGTTTGGGAAAGTGTTTGCATGGATAAACAGCGTGACGGGTATCTGTAGTGCTTTCATAGCGACTCCTGATATAATCGGAGCTGATCGACAGCTCATTGGGTTGTTGGTCTTTCCTCGATACAGGGTTGGTCCCCTGTATCACTCCCGGTTGCTTTGGTCGGCATCCGGGGTAAAAGAACCCACTTCGGTGGGTTTTTTTACGCCTGTTGGTTGCCGGTCTTTCCCGGCTGTCAGGCTGGTCATGCCGTTGGTCTTTCCTCGATTTGCTTTGTAAAAAATTGCCCCAAGGTTCGGGGCCAAATTCCACACAGCAATGGTCATTCAATTCTTTGCCGCGTATCGCCCGGCTGGCGGAACATTCTGAACAACTGCTGCAGGGTTAGTGCGCTGTTGATGGAATTAAGCTTAACTAAAGGTAAGTTAATGGTCAATAAAAATAACTTACGAAAAGTTAAGTTGATGGGCTGTTGTGAATAACTAATTGAATATTAGTTTATTTTTTCTTTGAGTTTTTTCTTGCGGTTAAGAGTTCTTCAAAAAGGACATTGAAGCCATCTACCTTTTCTTCAAGCTCGGCGAGATGCTTATCCTTTTCAGATTCTGGAAGATAATCAAACAGTTCTAGTAATTTCGTTTGACGTTCATCAAGTTCAACAGGCAACTCGTCAACAGGCAGGGGGGTCTGATCCTCATCTCCATAAAGTAGCCAGGTAGGAGTACAACGCAGCGCTTTTGACAGAAGGAAAAGATTTTTCCCCTTTGGCTCGGTATCCCCGTTTTCCCATTTAAAAACGGTTACGTGGGAAACCTTCACGGCGTCGGCAAGCCTCTGCTGTGATATGTCCAGTTCTGTCCTACGCAACTTAATGCGGTCACTTAGTGAAGTCATGTTCATCCAGTTACTATAAATTAATTTGACTTAGCTTTTGTTAAGTTGTAATTTTCAAACAAATGTTAATCACAGGAGGCAAAAATGCTCACTGACGACGCTGTAAAGTATTTCGGCAACAAGACCAAACTCGCGGAAGCCGCAGGTGTTTCACAAGCTTCTGTATCCCGCTGGGGCGTTCGCGTCCCTGAACGACGAGCTGCACGATTGGATCGCCTGACATCCGGTGCTTTGGCGTATGACCCAGATTTCTACCAACAGCAATCGACGGATGCAGCTTAACAACCAACCCCACCGAAATCTGATTAAGTGAAATCGGTTTTCAAAGCGACAGGAGACGCGAAGTGGAACACATCGAAAAACTGAAAAATGAAATTACAGCCTGGGCGGCGGAGAGTGGTCAGGAACATGTGGCCATCGAAATCAGCCGCGCGTGGTTCCAGATCGGAGCTGACGGCGGCCGCGTGCGGCTTTACCCGATTGAAGATTCAGCCGGTACCGCTGATTGGCGTGCGATTAACACCAACCGGCAGGCGATTTTTCGCCACATGCGCAGCGACTCGAAAGCCGCCAGGGCAAAGGTGCAGGAACTGGCCGACGCGATGATCGCAGCCATGCCAGCAGAAAGGCGCGCACGATTGGATGGGCCCACGCCGCAATATTTGCTGTCAGTGGCCATTCGAGAATTTGCCGCGGCAATTATCGCAATTTTGCTTGGTGCCTGTGACACACCACAACGAATAGCCGGCGCATTAAGCGCCCTGCAGGAAACTCAGCGCCTGACCAGCGCCGCGTAAAAACGCTGTATCGAGGAAAGACCAATATGCAAACCGATCACATCACATATCGGAACGGCTGGCGCCTGAATGGCATGCCTGCTGACGCCGCAGATATCAAACCGATTTTCGAAGATCGCCAGGCTGCCGCACATGCAGTTTGGGAACAATACGAGCAGGGCAAGGCCGCGCTGCGTGATGAAAACTTATCGCCGGAGCAGTACCAGGACGCGTGCCGCCAGCTTGCAGATGGGCTGGGGATCTAATCATGAGCATGGAATTGATGGTGCGGGCGATGAAAATGAAAGTCGGCAACCCACTGCGTAAATTGGTGTTGCTGAAACTGGCGGATAACGCCAACGATCAGGGTGAGTGCTGGCCAGCAGTTCAGTACATCGCTGAACAATGCGAAATATCCAAACGCTCCGCCCAAAATCACATTCAGCAATTGGTCAAAGATGGCCTGGTGCGCATCGAAGAACGGAAAGCTGAGAACGGTCTAAATCGTTCGAACGTCTACCACCTTGTACTGAATAGCTATGGTGCAGATGCTGCACCCTATGGTGCAAATCCTGCACCCATGGGTGCATCTGCTGCAGGGGGGAGGGTGCAGGAGCTGCACCCAGAATCAGTCAGTTTAGAACCAGTCATTGAACCAATACCCCCTAACCCCCAAGTGGGGGACGACGCTGACGCGCCGGGTAAGCTTCCAAAAGTTAATTATCAGGACGTGGCTGACGCCTACAACGAAATCCTCGGCGACCGTCTGCCGAAGGTGCAGGAGCTGAACGACAAGCGCAAACGTCAAATCAAGCGCCTGCTGGGCGAACTGCATGAATCCACCCTCGATGCGGTGAAGGCCTATTTCGAAACCTTCGGTGATGCCGCAGGGCCGTTTTACTTTGGCGACAACAATCGCAGCTGGCGTGCTGGGTTCGATTATTTGCTCCGTTCTGATGTGCTGGTGAAAACCCGAGAGGGTGCGCTATGACCCCGCAGGAGATGGAAGCTACCGTGTTGAGCGGCCTGCTGGTTGGTGGGGCTACCCCTGATGCGCTGGACGTGATTGCCACCATGCCAGAAGAGGCATTCAGCATCCGTTTTCACCGCGAAACCTACAAAGAAATCAAAAAACAGGCGCTGACCCACGGTGTGATCGACGTGGTGCTTATCGGCGAATCGCTCGGCGGTGACAGTCTGGCGTCGTTGGTAGAAATTAGCCGCATGCCCGGCACGCTGGCCAACCTGAAAGGTTTTGCGAGTCTGGCCACAAAGGGGTGGCGTAGCCGCCAGATGGCTGCATTGCTGCAGGAAGGTGCTGACGGTATCCGCAGCGCCAGAAACCAAGAACAACGGGACACGGTGATCCAGGCGTCAGTAACCAAGCTGATCGAAATGACCGCCGACACGGGCGGGGTGGTGCCGGTGCATCTTGGTGAACTGCTGGGCGGCTACATGGATTTAATGGATCGCCGCATGAAGGGCGATGCCGAAATGCGCAACCTGTACAGCGGCATTGAGGAGCTGGATGCGATTACCGGCGGTTGGAACCCACAGGATTTAATCGTGGTTGCCGGTCGTCCAGGCATGGGGAAAACCGAGTTTGCTCTGAAAGTTATCGAAGGGGCAACCCGTAGCGGTGGCGGGGCGTTGATATTCAGCATGGAAATGGCCGCCCTGCAGATGGTTGAGCGTTCAGTCGCGGGTGCCGGAAACCTGTCCGTGTCGAAGCTTCGCAAACCTGAGTCACTGTGTGATGAAGACTGGGGACGGATCCACTCGGCGCTCGAGGTACTGAACAACCGTGATATTTGGATTGTTGACGCCACCGATCTGACCGTTGACCAGATCCGCGCCATCACAGAAACCCATAAACGCCGTTATCCGTATCTGAGCGTGGTTATGGTCGATTACCTTGGCCTGATTGCCAAGCCAAAGGCAGAGCGAAACGACCTGGCCATGGGGCACATTTCCCGCAGCCTGAAAACCATGGCCATGCGCAGCAAAACACCGGTGCTGGCACTGAGCCAGTTATCTCGAAAAGTTGATGACCGCCCAGTAACCGCAAGGCGTCCAACGATGTCAGACCTGAGTGAATCAGGGAAAGTTGAACAGGACGCCGACAGCATCGTTTTGCTGTACCGCGATGGCGTTTACAACCCGAACGGACCCGCTGCACGCTTTGCTGAAATCATCGTAGGAAAAAACCGGTTCGGGCCGGGCGGCACGATTTACCAGGAATTTAAAAATGGCCACTTCATCGCTGTCGATCAGGTGGTGGCGCAAGAATCCAGCCGTATGCAACGGGAGGCACAACAACCAAAACCGAAAGAACGACGTTACTCGAGCAAACCGTTTTAACCAGCGCCTGACCAGCGCTTGAACAGACAAACGAGGAAAGACCAATGACCAGTATCAACGAAATGATCCGCGATAAGCGTTTTGTGATGGATGACGGCTGCGACTACGGGCCGGCCATCATGGACAGAATCAACCAGGCGGCTCGCGCACGCTGTCGCGCTCCGTTCTGCCCGCCACCTAAACCCCAACGCGTAGCGAAACCGGTCGCTGAAACCGGCCCAATCGTCAAAATCGGTGACCGCATCAGTTATGGCCGCCGCGTTATGACAGGTGTCTACGAATTGCAGCGCCTTGGCCGCTCCCCTGAATGCATCGCCCTGATGCTCCGCATGCCTCTCGATCGGGTCGTGCAGATCCTTAAGCCGCTCACGGCCGTACGCCGTGAGATACAGCAAAGGGTACTCACTGCACCAATTCCGTCAGAAAAAGACGTCATGCGCCGTTTGGCTGCCGAATCGAGGGCGTAAACGATGGCCGGGCAATCGGATTATCTCCCGCCCGGCTTACCGCACAACCGCGGACTCTGGCCGCAGGAATATCGAGATCTGGAAAACCTCGACCTGCGCGCCAGTGGCCTTATCAAGAATCTGTCTGCGCGGAAGATACAGCGCACCGCAGTGACTGACGCGATTAACGCGGTACCGGAGAAATATCGAGATCATTTCAGGGCTCGCCTGAACTATTGGCGTGAACGACGGGCATACAAATGATTCTTATCTCAGATAACTCATGTATAATAATTATGGACTATAAGGGGATGGCTGGATGAGTAACACGTTAATTGATAAAGAATTAGAATATATTGAGGGGGCTCGGGTAAGTGCATCTCTTGCTGTTAGAGAAAAAAGACAAAAATTAAATGAGCAGTACTTTACACCTGGTTACGTATCTAAATACATTGGTGATAAATTAATCAGAAAAGATGAGTCTCATTATAAAATTTTAGATGCCGCTTCAGGTGTCGGCAATCTTGGTGCTCATTTGGCATTATCAATTCGTGCGCAGTGCGCCAAAAAAGTAATACATGTTTGTTCTGTGGAGATTGATAATGAACTCTCAGTCGAGAATGGTTCTTTATATAAAAAAATTCTTACAAAACACAATGTAAGTTATAAATCAGTCAACTCTGACTTTTTCTCATTTTATAAAGAGTCTTTCCATGGTGGAAGTAGGTACAATAGGATTGTAATGAATCCACCGTATCGTAAATTTTCAAGAAAAGAGTATGAATCGCATGAGTTCAATGGCGATGAAATTGTATATTCCCCAAATATGTATTCTGTTTTTATCTCATGTGGACTAAGTTTGTTAGAGGATGGGGGCGAGTTGATAGCAATTGTCCCTCGTAGTTTTTGTAGTGGGGTCCAATTTAGAAACTTCAGAGAGAAAATGTTTCAGGTCTCAAGGCTTGAATACATACATCTGTTTAATTCTAGGACCGAGGTTTTTTCTTTTGATAAAATACAGCAAGAAACAGTGATATTAAAGCTTTCCAAAAGAAAAGTAGAAGATGACTTTGTTAACATTACCTTTGGAGATGATTTATCATCTGTGAAAGTAAAAAAATATCCTTTAAGTAAAGTGATTTTTTCAAAGGATTCATCATCCGTTATTCATATTCCGCATGAAAATTCAGATGATAATATTTTAGATATAATCCTTTCGTATAAAAATAATCTAGACACCTTGAATCTTTCTGTTTCTACTGGGAAAGTTGTAGATTTTAGAAATCTTGAAAGCTTGGTAGAAAATAAGCGTGATGGTGTTGCTTATTTATTTTGCAAAGAAAATCTTGGAAGGGATGTTTTTTGGTTAAATTCTTCTAAGAAGCCCAATTATTTATTTGTAAATAATAACACTCGTAAAATGTTACTTAACAATCAATGCCATGTTGTACTAAATAGAATGTTTTTCAAAGAACAAGGTAAGGCCGTTGTTTGTCAAGTCATTGATTTGAGTGATGTTAATGAGTGCGTTGCTATCGAGAATCATCTTAACTATATTTCTGGCAAGGAAGGTTTTAAGTTAACGTATGAACTTGCCGTTGGTGTTAAAAAATATCTTGAATCAGAGTTGGTTAGCTTGTACTTTAAGAGGTTTATAGGAAGTACGCAAATAAATGCATCTGATTTAAGACGGTTGCCGTTTCCTGCTAAGGAACAGCTCATAAAATTAGCTAGAAGTTAAAAGGGGAATTATGAAAGAGCGCAGAACTACAACGCAAGATATAACATGGTTTTTAGATTTATTCGATACAAATAAAATAGATCTTGACCCTCCATATCAGAGACGTAGTGTTTGGACCAGGAAGGATAAACAGTATTTTTTAGATACTATATTTAAAGGCTATCCATGCCCAGCTCTATTTTTACATAAAACCCAAGATGATAATGGGAGGGCGATGTACCATGTTGTCGATGGCAAACAACGACTACAAACCATATTTGATTTTGTGATGAATAAAATTCCACTGGGCATGGATATCGGGGATGATAGACTTAATGGGAAAAGATGGAGACAGATTGAAGACGGAGAGTTAAAAAAATCTTTCTGGGATTATGTAATACCAGTTGATTTATTAACCACAATAGATAAAGCAACGGTTGATGAAATTTTTGATAGGTTGAACAGAAACTCGCGGAAATTGGAGAGACAGGAATTACGTCATGCTAAATATGATGGCTGGTTTATCAAGTTGATAGAAAATATTACCGAAAGCCCTTGGCTTAAATCAATAGGTATTGTTACTGCTGGACGAGCTAAAAGGATGAAGGATGTTCAATTTATTTCTGAGCTAGCTCTTGTTGTAATAAAAAATGATATCTCTGGCTTTGATCAAGATGAGCTTGATACTGTGTACGCCCAATATGAGAACCCCGAAGATGAAGAGTTTCAGTTTGATTATGAGCTTTTTGAGCAAAATTTCTCCAAGGTATTATTAGGGTTGGAAAAAGTTAATGAAGTTAATGGGGTTATTAAAAAATACTCTAGACTTAATATTGTGTACTCCATATTTTCCTATTTGGCTATTGATAAACTGGACGAGATAGTTCTAGATAAATTCAAATACACCGAGTTCGCTGATAGAGTTCTGGATTTCTTGGAGCAAGTATCTGGCGATTCCACAGAAGAAAATGTGGTTATTTTTAGAAGTAACTTAGTTGGTGCAAATACTGAATTCCAACAAAGAATGCTTAGAATGGAAGCACTTAGAAAATATTTAGGATGATATTACTATGAGG